TTACACAAAGTATTAAAAAATCCTGATGACTATCCAGATGGCATTAGAGAAATACAAATAAGATTAGGTATAGACATTCCAGGACTTAAAAGCGGCGGTCTTGCCGGCATCCTGGAGGTGTAATGTCTTACGGCTCTTACATAGCAGCATTAGAAGAATTAATTCAAAACGGAGAAACTGAATTTCAAAGTATGAATACTTTGAAAGATCGTATCAAAGAAATTACAGGAAAAAGACCCGGTGGTAGTTTTCAATTAAATGACCCAAATTATAAAAGTTTATTATCACAATTTACTTTTAAAAGTTTTATAGAGAAAGCACCTAAAACAGATTTATCAAAATTTAAACTTACAAAAAGTTTAGCTAAAAAAGTTAAAGACCTAAACGCTCTACACAAAGGTGTGTATTTTGATGTTCAAAAAACTAAAAATGGACATAATTATTTAAGATTAAAATTTAATCCAAACATACCTCTTTCAAATATTAAAGACATGGGTGACATAGGTCCACCAACAGAAAAAACTTTTAACAACATGTCTAAAATAATAAAGACAGTTACTACCTCTCCAGAGTATATTGGGTATAATAAACCGACACTAGAACGGGCTGACATAAATAGAAGAAAAAGACAATTAGAGAGAGCTAGAAAAACACAGGCCGATCCAACTGATATTTATAAATCTATTCAACAATTAAAACTACAGATATCTAAAGATATGGGTTTTGGACCTATTGCAAGTGATGTGCATGTTCACCACGGTGCAATCAAAACAGCTAAAACAAATCTCAACAACATGGCTTTTATTTTTGGTAAAGAATTAAATAATGCTGATGATATGAAAGCATTAGAGGTTGAACTTGCAAAATTAAATAATACTACAAATAGATTATTAAAAAATAAACCTGACGGTTATAAAGAATTAATTAAAGAACAAAACCTAGCTAAAAACATATTACTTAATAAATATAAAAACACACCCATAGCAGGATTAAATGAAGCTACAGAAATATTTTTTGATCAAAACGATAATCCAATTAAAAGAAGAATTAAAATGGATCTTTCAAAAACAATTGGTCAAGGGAGCCGTGTTGGTGAAATAGATTTTAAAACAGTTACACCTGGTCAAAGAGAAAAAATATTAACAGCAGCAGGAGAAAATTTTACAACACAATTAAAAGCTTATGTATCAACACTAGACAAGAGTTCAAAAGAATTTAAACAAATTTGTACATTAACAGCTGCAACAGGTGGAACAGCAGCTAGTTGTATTGAAAGAATTGACCAAGACCCTGCAGGTATCGCTAAAAAAATAACTGAAGTAGAAAAACCTGTAGGAAGATTAGCTACATTTAAAAACGCAGCAACAAAATTTTTAACATCAGGCGGCTTTAAAACATTTGGTATTGGTGCAGCTGTAGGAACTGCAATAGGATTGGTCAAAGCATTTAGAAACGATGATCCAACAACTTATTTATCAAACGAAGATCAACAGAAAAGTATGTTAGTTGATATGGCAACACAGCCTATATCGATTGATATGGAAAGACCTGCAATATTAGATTATCAATTACCTGCATTAGGGGCAACACTTGCAGGCACAACAGCACTTGGTGCGCCATCAACTATCAAAGCAAGTAAATCAAGAGCACTTGGTATTGAAAGAAAACCAAAAGGTTTTGTAAAAACAGGTGCAAGAGTTTTAGGAAGAGGACTTGGAATTGCAGCATCACCTGCATTACTAGCGCCGTTTATGGCTGGAGATATTGCTAGTCAAGTTGCAGAAGGAGATTCAATTACTGATATTGCAACAGATCCATTAAACTACACATATCCAATATTTGCTGAACAGACAGATAAATTAACTAGAGGATTGAACCCAACATTTAGAAAATTTGCTAAACTGGGTTTAGGAAAAACAGCATTAAAAGGATTATCTAGAGCAGGTATAGGTGGACTTGCTGCGTCTTTAGCAATACAAGGAGTAGGATTATTAGATGACTAAAAAATTAACAACTACAATACCACCACTTAGAGGGCCCAACCCACAGGGGTTGAATGTTCCCGGAAAAAAGATTATAGTAGTAAAGAACTCGGAGAAAAATAATGGCAGATATAGACAAAGCTTTACCGAACGTAGAGCAGGAAATAAAATTACCTAGCGAAGAAGAGATAGCGGAAGCTTCTCAAGATAATATAGAAGAACAAGTTGGACCTGAAGACATTCAAGTTGAACAAGATGAAGATGGTGGTGCTACAATCACTTTTGATCCTGAAGCTGTAAATCAGCCAGGAACTAATGAACACTTTGATAATTTAGCAGACTTATTACCAGAAGATGTTTTAGGTAAATTAGGTTCTGAACTTTTTGAAAACTACACACAGTACAAAGCATCTAGAAAAGATTGGGAAGATGCATATACAAAAGGTTTAGATTTATTAGGATTTAAATACGAGACAAGATCTCAACCATTCTCAAATGCAAGTGGTGCAACTCACCCTGTATTAGCAGAAGCGGTAACACAGTTTCAAGCACAAGCTTACAAAGAATTACTCCCAGCGACTGGTCCGGTACATACTCAGATTATGGGTGTACCAAGTAGACAAAAAGAAGAACAGTCAACAAGAGTAAAAAATTTCATGAACTATCAACTCATGAACGTGATGAAAGAGTATGAACCCGAGTTCGATCAGTTACTTTTTTATCTCCCTCTTAGCGGCTCTGCTTTCAAGAAAATTTATTACGATGAAATTCTTGGCAGAGCCGTGTCCAAATTTGTACCGGCAGATGACCTGATAGTTCCATACACTGCAACATCTTTAGAAGATGCAGATTCAATCGTGCATGTTTTAAAAATGTCAGAAAATGAATTAAGAAAAAAACAAGTGTCTGGTTTTTATAGAGACATAGAAATCACACCAGGCTATTCACAAGAAACAGAAGTAGAGAAAAAAGAAAGAGAGCTTGAAGGAGTTAGAAAAACTAGAGATGAACAAATGTTCACAATTCTAGAGTTTCAAACAAACCTTGATCTAGAAGGTTTCGAAGATAAAGACATGGAACAAAATCCGACAGGAATCAAACTTCCTTACATTGTAACTTTAGATACATCGTCAAGAGAAGTTCTGTCAATTAGAAGAAACTATAAAGCAGAAGACCCAACAAAAAGTAAAGTAGAATATTTTGCACATTTTAAATTTTTACCTGGACTAGGCTTTTATGGTTTTGGCTTAATTCACATGATTGGTGGATTATCAAGAACTGCAACGAATGCACTCAGACAATTATTAGACGCTGGTACGTTTTCAAATATGCCGGCTGGATTTAAACAAAGAGGTATTCGTGTTAGAGATGAAGCGCAATCGATTCAACCTGGAGAGTTTAGAGATGTAGATGCACCTGGAGGAAATATCCGAGACGCATTTATGCCTTTACCTTTCAAAGAACCATCAGCAACATTATTACAATTAATGGGAATAGTGGTTCAAGCAGGACAACGATTTGCCGCCATAGCTGACATGCAGGTCGGTGACGGCAACCAGCAGGCCGCTGTTGGTACGACCATTGCTCTTTTAGAACGTGGTTCCAGAGTCATGTCAGCCATACATAAAAGATTGTATGTGGCATTAAAAAAAGAATTTGTATTATTAGCTGACGTATTTAAAACTTACCTTCCACCAGAATATCCTTATGATGTTGTAGGTGGACAAAGAAATATTAAAGCTGCAGACTTTGATGACAAGGTAGATATTTTACCTGTTGCAGATCCAAACATATTCTCACAATCACAAAGAATAAGTTTAGCTCAAACAGAATTACAACTTGCAATGTCTAATCCACAAATGCATAATTTGTATGAAGCGTACAGAGATATGTATTCTGCGATTGGTATAAAAGACATCAATAGAATCTTACCACCACCTCAACAACCAATGCCAATGGACCCAGCGGCAGAAAATATTATGGCAATGAGTGGTAAACCTTTTCAAGCATTCAAAGGTCAAGATCACAGAGCACATATAACTTCTCATTTAAACTTTATGGCAACTAATATGGCTAAAAATAATCCTGTAATTATGGGTTCACTACAAAAAAATATTTTTGAGCATATTTCTTTAATGGCACAAGAGCAATTAGAAGTAGAATTTAGAGAAGAGATACAACAATTGATGCAACTACAACAAATGGCACAACAAAATCCACAAATGGCACAAACTCCTGAGATTCAACAGCAGATTATGCAGTTAAGTATGGGTATTGAAGCAAGAAAAGCTAAGTTAATTGCTGATATGACTCAAGAATTTAAGGAAGAAGAGAACAAAATCATGGGTGACTTTGGAAATGATCCAATTGCGAAGCTAAAAGCAAGAGAATTAGACCTTAGAGCCATGGATAATCAACAAAAACACGACCAAGCTGATCAAAGATTGAATCTAGACAAGACAAGAGCTATCATGAATCAGTCAATGCACGATGAAAAGCTTGAACAAAACGAAGAATTGGCTAAACTAAGAGCTAATACATCGATTGAGAAAACTATTTTAGGTAAAACTCTCCCAAGTTCGGATCAAATGCCTGGAAATGTTGCAATCATTCGAAAAACTGGAGAATAAATATGAAAAAAAATAAAAAAAACAGTCACGCAGGCATGACTCATGTAGATCATGATATGTTCTTGAATAAAGACGGTTTACTTAACGGCGGAGTTGAAATTGAGGTGTCAAAACCTACTGAAACTCAGTCAGTTCAAGTAAAAGGTCAAAGAAGAATGCTTGCAGAAAAGAAAAGCAAAGCAGATTGGTACTAATATGTGGTTATCGGCAATTAAATTAGCCGTTTCTGCTGGAAGTAAGATCTATGCTAATAAGCAGAAGACGAAAATGGCAATGAGTGAAGCACAACTCATGCATGCCACAAAAATGGCCCAAGGTCAGGAAGCTTACCAAGGCAAATTGCTAGAAGCAAGGCAATCGGACTGGAAGGACGAGGCGGTCCTCGTAATATTAAGTTTGCCCGTGTTGGTGCTTGCGTGGGCAGTCATATCGGACGATCCAACAGCGATGGACAAGGTCAAACTCTTTTTCGATATGTTCTCTCAGCTCCCGTCATGGTTCACAAATCTTTGGATACTTGTCGTGGCGAGCATATATGGTATAAAGGGAACGCAAATATTTAGAAACGGAGGTAAAAAATAATGGCAAAGAAAAAAATAAAAAAGCTTCTTAAAGGTTTAGGAATTGGTGCCGCTCTTTTAGGCGCTGGTAAAGCTTTAATGAATAGAAACGCAAGAGCTTCTACAACTGCAGATGCTATTAAAGCAATGACGTCTGATGCAGCTTATGGAAAATCACCTTACACAGATGCTATCATGAGAAAACAATCTCTTGGTGCAGGAATGATGACACCACAAGACATGGCTAACGATGAAATGTTTATGGGAGCTATGGCTAAAAAAGGCGGAAGAATTAAAAAAACTAAAAAAGGCGGAAGAGCCGTAAGAAAAGCAAATAGGAGCAAGAAAAAATAATGCCTGGAATGATGAAAAGACCTATGTTTAAAAATGGTAAAAAAGTTTTAAAACCGGTTAAACCAAAACAAAAAGGCCTAAAGAAGTTACCCAAAAAAGTTAGAAACAAAATGGGTTACATGAAGGATGGCGGAAGAGCTAAGTAATGGCTAAACTTTGTGCAAAAGGTAAAGCTGCAGCGAAGCGTAAATTTAAAGTTTACCCTTCGGCGTATGCAAACATGTACGGCTCTGCTGTATGTTCTGGTAAAATAAAACCGGGTGGAAAAAAGAAGAAAAAATCTAAAAGAAAGTAATGGCTGAAGGTGGTCTAAGAAAATGGGTCAAAGAGAAATGGGTAGACATTGGAGCTCCGAAGAAGAACGGCAAGTATCAACCTTGCGGTCGATCGAAGGGGAGCAAAAGGAAATATCCAAAATGCGTCCCACTTGCAAAAGCCACACGAATGACAAAGTCGCAAAAGGCGAGTGCTGTCAGACGAAAAAGAGCTGCAGGTAATCCTGGAGGAAAACCAACTAACGTAAAAACATTTGCAAAAAAATAATGAATTTAGAAAAAGATTTAAAAGAATTGAGAAAACAAAAACAGATGAAAGAATCTGCTATTGCTCAACTTAGAAAAAGAAGTAAAGATTCAATTGCTAGACCAAGAGCAGAAAAAAATATTCTATCTAACAACCCTAACATGCAAAAAATCTAATGAGAAAAAAAGAAAATCCTATTAGAAAAACTACTACAGGTAAGGGTGCAAACTATAGACCAACAAAATCTGGAGCTGGAATGACAGCAAAAGGTGTAAGAGCTTACAGGGCAGCAAACCCTGGAAGTAAACTAAAAACAGCCGTGACAGGAAAAGTGAAGCCTGGATCAAAAGCTGCAAATCGCAGAAAATCATACTGCGCTAGATCACTAGGACAATTAAAAAGGTCATCTGCAAAAACTCAAAACGATCCAAATTCTCGTATCCGTCAGGCACGTAGAAGGTGGAAATGTTAACATTAGAAACACTCGTATCTAAACTTAGAAAAGAACTCAGAGAAAACTATCAATCTATTGGTGATACAATGATTGGCGGAGCAGCAAAAGATTATGAACAATATAAATATTTGTTGGGCCAAGCACATGCATATCAATCTATGGATCAAGCTTTAACTGAGATGCTAAAACCAAACGAAGAAAAAGAGGAGACAGAAGCAGATGACGGAGAAGATAATATCATCCAATTCGGAAGAAATACCGAAGACTAAACTCGCGTTAGAAGAAAAATACAATAAGCTTGATGCAGATAAAGACGCAGCTTATGAAAGATTAAAAACCAAAGAAGGAGATAAACTTCCTAAACCAACTGGTTGGAGAATGATTGTATTACCATTCAAGATGCCGGAAAAATCAAAAGGGGGTTTATACTTTGGACAAGAAACTTTAGAAAAACAACAAGTGGCATCTACGTGCGGACTCGTTCTGGCACAAGGTCCACATTGCTATGATAAAGAAAAGTTTCCTGAAGGTCCTTGGTGCAAGGTCGGTGATTGGGTCATCTTTGCACGATATGCTGGATCCAGGATTCAAATCGATGGAGGTGAGGTTCGTATATTAAACGATGATGAAGTCCTTGCCACGATCGCAAACCCAGAAGACATACTTCATCAATATTAAACATAGAAGGAGAAAACTATGCAAGAGCAACAAAACACAGTTGACATTGATACCTCTGGACCAGGAGCTGAAGTTGAGATAAAAGACGATCAGCAAACTGAAAATCAAGAGGTTGAAACAACTGAATCCGCATCAATTGAACAAACTGAGAGTCCTAGTACTGAATCAGTGGCAGCCGATGCGCAAGAAACGAAGACCGCGGACCAAGAACCAGCGGACGAGACTGAGAAAGAAACTAAGAAAGAAGAATTAGAACAATATTCAGAAGGTGTACAAAAAAGAATTGCAAAATTAACTAGAAAAATGAGAGAAGCGGAAAGACAAAAAGAAGCCGCTATTGATTTTGCTAGAGTTCAACAAAAACAAAGAGAAGA